CCAGAGGTCAAGGAGACCGTTGTGGCGAACTGCCTCACACGGTTCCTCACAGTGTCTAGGAAGCGTCCCTCATCGGATCCATTGACCACGATGTAGGAAGCACCTATCTCCTCACACAGCGCCTTAGCAACGGTAGTTTTACCGATACCAGCGGTGCCAGCAAGTAGTAGGTTAGGGATCTCTCCCTGTTTAACAAACCCATAGAAAGAGTTTTTAATATTCTCGGGAAGGATACAGTCGTCAATAGTTTGTGGTCTATAAGATTCCACCCATAAGAATGGTTTATTTCCAGAATGTTTCATAGTATAATAGAGACTGGTATAGGATTAGAGAAAAGAGAATTTTTTCATAATCAAGGCTCAAGAGCAATATAGTATACAAGGTCGAGTGTAACGTGTCGCCACTCGGTAATCAATTTACTAGAGATCTTTACATTGTAGTCACCAGGAAATAACTTAAGGTTTTCAACTTTTAAGAACAGTTCATAAGCGCCAGTAGCAACACCCCGAATTTCCTGAGTATAAGCATTGGCAGTATCGTTCTCTTTGTCACACAAATTTAGATTGATAGTACCGTCTTTATCAGAAACAAATGAGAGGTCTGGGAGACTGTAGACACCAGATGCTTTCTGAAGTTGTACCAGATCTTCAGAAGACAAGGCAAACTCCATATCAGCACCAGGAAAATTAACGTCACGATCTGGAGCAGACTTCAGGGTGATCTCAGGATCGGAGAAGTAATACTTAGCAGAACGACGACCACCACGAATGGTGACATACTCATCATTCTCAAAGTTAAGACCAGGATCTTGGAACAAACTCAATCCCATAAGGAACTGACTTAGATCATAGATACCACAAGTCTTGGGGAATATTTCAGGTGAAGTGTACTGAGCAATCATGTTCTCTCCGACACTGATTGTCTTTAGCACGTTACCCTCACGAATCATAATAGATCCATTGATTGTCGAAAAGTTCTTCAGAACAGATGTAGTTTGGGGCGTAAGTGAAAGTTGACTCATTGATTGTAGGTTTCAGTAACAGCGTATTTATCGTTAAAATGAAGAAGGAGGAGACCGTAGTGAAGGATCTTAATGATATCACGGCGGGCAGTGCCTTTACGATCATAACGGGAAGCATACTTAAGAATGTTGCCGCGGCAGAATGCCTCAGCGTCTCCACATGCTTCAATCAGATCTAACGTTTGAATGCTGTCGTTACCAGCAGAATAGTGTTGTCCATAGGTTCCAGAAATGTAATCACTCAGCTCTTTCAACAGAGCGTCTTCATTGTATTTTTTCATATATTACGGGGCGAAAATGTACGCCAGGTCATCATGATAGCATTCAATGACGTTTCTGTCAACGTCTTGAAGAAAGAGTTTTAAACCTTTACCGTCCATAATTTTGCCAGACCGCCCATCTTTAAGATGGGCAATGTCTCCACGATATCCATGGAACTCTCGTTCTTTATCGTCAATATAGGCTTGAGCGTCAGCAATCATATCATCTAGGTAGCGTTGATCTTTATTATAGTCAGACATTTTCTTCCTCCGTGGTTTCTACTTTGTCGTCAATTTTTTCATAAAGGGACAGGAACGATTCTTTAGTCTCATCATCAAATCGGTTGACACAAAACTCAATTGCTTTCATCCTCTTGCCAAAGATTTTATAAGCAGTGATGATATGAACAAGGCGACGGGTACTAATGATCTCATCAATACCACCATCGTTAAAAGTCTTACGAATGATGTCTGCCCAATCAACTAGACGAGAAACAAACTCATCGTCATCACACATCTTACTAAGGATCTTTGCCTCAATACAAGGAGTGGGATACTCTTGCTCAAAGGTCAAAGCAAAACGTTCAAGGAATGCTTCATTCAATACATTAGTACCGATGAAACGACCGTCGTCAGATCCCTTGCCCTTAGTATTAGCAGTAGCAACTACTGTAAAACCAGGAGCAGGATTAACATAACGACCAGTCTTTTTCAGGAAAACTCCCTTACCTTCAAGAATAGATTGGAGACACAGGATCTTGTTAGATGCCAGGTCAACTTCATCTAGAAGCAAGACAGCTCCCCTCTCCAAAGCTTCAATGACTGGACCATTGTGCCAAACAGTGTTCCCGTCAACCAAACGGAAACCACCAATAAGATCATCCTCGTCGGTTTCAATTGTAATGTTTACACGAATCAGCTCCCTATTTAGGGCAGCACATGCTTGCTCAACAGAGAAAGTCTTGCCATTGCCTGACATACCAGTGATGAACATAGGATAAAACATCTCCGAACCAAGAATTTTCTTAAGATCAGTGAAGTTACCAAACGGAACAAAAGTTTCGTCCTTAGGTGGAACAAGGTTGGTAGGAGCAGCAACAATCTCTTCCAGTTGCTCTCGTACCTCGTCAATAGTCAGGTTCCATTTACCACGACCAGACTTGTATGGTTCCATACGGTTAGCAATAGTAGCGTAAGAATATCCCATGTGCTCGGCACCTGCCTTTAGAGCAGCAGTGCCGACTTCAGTACCATAGTTGTTCTCGATGTAAGAGAACAATTGGATCATATCGACTTGAGCAGGACGAGGCATATGCTTTGTTTGTTGTTGAACTTAGTATAAGGGTAAAAGGGGTCTTGACGACCCCGCGGTGGACAGTTTAAGAAATGACTGTAGCGAATGAAGAGAGGATTTTTTTGTTGGTGGTCTTTGCCTTTAGCATTGAACGGAAAGACTTACTGATTGCTGTCTTCTTAGCACCTTGCTCAACATTAAACTCAACGTCAGAAGACAAAGTAGTTTGACCTAAAACATACAAAGAATCATATCCAAGACCATTCAGTTCCCACGATTTAATTTTTTTCCACTGCTTCATGATGGCATTGTGATCATGCTTCCATCCATGGATAGATTTATACAGAGCACTGAAGTCGCCACCACTACCAATACGGAAACCAATAAAATTAACTTGAGGAAAATTATCTTTTAAGTTTTCTAGAAGAATAGAACTAATACTATTCCGAGATTCGTAGTCAAAGTGACGATACGTTCTACCTAAGTTACGATCACGAAGACAGCAGTTGGATTGAACACTACGGTTTCCCATATGAGAATCTGGTAGAGATGGCATGGCAACATCATAACTAATGTTGTTTGCCTCGCCGTCTGTAAGAATACAAACGTTTACTTTTTGTACACCATTTTTCTGTTGGAAATCAGGAATGATAGTTTTGAGAGAAATCAAGCTCTCATTGAGAGGTGTTCCTGATAGATCAAGACCCAACGGGTTGTGATAGTTATTATTATAGTAATTAGCAAGGCGATACAAATGATTAAGACTACTATCAAAACTACTACTGTTGCTACGAGAAGTTACCAAGTTCAGCAGATGAAATCTCTTGTGTACAGATAGACTATTGTGACGACGTTCGTAAGAATAGTCTTGAGGTTTAACCTCCTCCTCACAAAGAAGAATATTAGGGTTCCACTCATACGTGAAGGAATAAACCTCAAAAGGAATCTGAACTTTACGACAGAACCAACAGAGGTTGATGAGTTGCTTAACAGTATCCAGGAGAACTGGACTCATGGAACCAGACCAATCAAGAATAAAAATCATACCATGATTCTTACCATCAGGAAGAATAGTTACTTTCTTGAAAAGGTCTTCGTTATACTTGTAAGTATGAAGTTTAGTAGTATCAAGAACACCAGTCTTAGATTGACCAGCACGAGCATAAGCGTCAGCAGACTTACGACACTCAAATTCCTTAACAAGATAGTTTACCTCTTTCTGTGATGATTTTTTAAATTCATTAAAGTCTGCATCGACCTGTTCAAAAATGTCACCCCAATGACTAGGGCGAGACCCTGAAAGATCTTGCCAATATTTGGTAATGTAGTTCTGTAGCTTATCATAGTTTACAATAACTTTATCTAGATCAACTTCAGGAACTTCAAGGTATACAGGTTCTGTGCTATAACCTCTTTGATTTGTTAACTCTTCTGCTGCTTCATCGAAAGCTTTCTGAGTTTGTGATTCGTACTTGTCACCACCCTGTTTACCTTGTACAGAAGATTCGTTATCAATCTCATCTGTACCACTGTCACTACAGTCATCATCGGTGTCGCTCGGTTGATCAATGCTAGAACTTTCCGATTGTGTTTCATCAAAAGCAGACTCTTCTCCATCTGGAGAACCTTGTGGCATACCAATAGATTCGATATCATGGTTTGATTGATTAAGATAATCTTTTAGTTCTCGGCATAGATCAATAACTTCCTCGAATGTTTCTACCTTAGATACCTTATCAACATAGACTTGCTCCTCTGTAGAGAATGGGATACAAGCGTAAGCGCCAATCTTAAAGTGAAGATTAATACGATCAATAAGATTGAACTGGGAGAAATCTTGATCTACAACATCAAAGAAGTCTTGCTCATTGAGTTCTCGGTATCCTTTATAGAAATCTTTATTGAGACCAGCGTACTTACGCTTTATCAATTTCTCAATACGAGCATCTTCCACAACGTTAATAAAATCTTTAGGAATGTCAGCATCCCAAAGGTCAGAAGGAGTGAACAAAGCGTGTCCAACCTCATGCCCCACCAAAAGGTCATAGACTACATTGGATGCCTTGTCCCACATAGGGAGAATCAGCACACGACGATTGACATCAAAAGAAGCCGTAGGAACTTTACGGTGCTCAACCACAAGATTCTCAGTGGCAAGCAGTCGTGCTAGGTTTCCTCGGATCTCTTGATTGATCATGGTGCCTCTCGGTTGATGTACATACTATAAACCCCCAGTGTAACCAGGGGGGTCTTAGTGGACGGTTTGTCAATCGGTTTCCACCAAGGATAGGTTCACAACGCTGTAGTTCTTTACTTTCTCAAATTTAAGAGTTCTATCAAACTTACCTTCCAAACTCTCTTTGTGACTGATAACAAATACATTTGTATTATCATCAAAGTTACGTAGGATCCAACCAAGTTCACTGCTACCATTTTGATCTAATGAACCATCAAATATCTCATCTAAGATAAGGAGGTTAGTATCCACAGAATTCTTAAGTTTAGCAATGCTACGCCAAGTAAGCAGCAAAGCAAGATCAATACGAGATTTTTCTCCCTCACTGAAAGATTCGTAAGTAAAGATATCCCTGTATCTAGATTTAATAGTCTCCTCAAAGTTCTCATCAAGGGTAAAATTGACATAGAAATCCATCTTCCTGAGATAGTCTCCGATGAGTTTATTCATCGCTGGAAGATAACGTCTAATAATCCTACTCTTAATTCCATTGTCTTTCAACAATTGTCCAGCAACACTCAATGTATCTTTATCTTTCTTGGATGTAATAAATTTATCTTTGATTGATTTTTTGTCATCAACATAAGCAGTAAGTTTTTCAAACTCTACTTTCTTGCTGCTGGTAGGAGCATTGAGATCTTCAATCTCGGTTTCTCTAATACCAATCTGTTGATCTATAGAAGATACTTCATAGTTCAATTGATTGATAGTAGAATTAATTTCCACCATTTGTTCAGACAACTCCATGAATTTTGATTCACGTTGTTCTTCTTGCTCGATAGACTTCTCAAGATCACCAAAGCCTCGTTCTAAGGTCAGTAATTCTTTGTCACCCTCATCAATCTTTTGATCTCGGAAGTCCTGTCCAATCTCTTGTGTACAAGTAGGACACACATGATTGTTGATAAAGAACTCAGCATCTTTCTTCCATGTGTTAATTTTTTGTTGGATCTTCACACGAAAAGTATTGAGTTGCTTAAGTTTCTTT